ATTTTGTTTATTAGCATTTTTAATGATTTTAGATTTATTACTTGTATTTTTATTAGTTTCAACACGTAATGATATATCAGAATCATGTGACGATTTAGATACTTCAGACACATCCGAAACATCAGATACATCCATTACTTCAGCTTCTTCAGATTCTTCAGATTCTTCAGATTCTTCTGCTTCTTCAGATTCTTCTGCTTCTTCAGATTCTTCAGATTCTTCTGCTTCAGCTTCTTCAGCTTCTTCTGCTTCAGCTTCTTCAGCTTCTTCAGATTCTTCAGATTCTTCAGCTTCTTCAGATTCTTCTGCTTGTGCTTCTTCAGCTTCTTCAGATTCTTCAGATTCTTCTGCTTCAGCTTCTTCACCTAATTGCTCAACTTCTATAGTATTAGCTTCTTCACCTAATTGCTCAGATTCCTTATCATACTTATCATGAAATTCTACTTTTTCAGATTCTTTTGTATTATCTAATAAGGTTTTATTATTTGAAAAGGTGGATATATTATTTTCCTTATATATCGTATTTTTTGCAAAAATCATAAAATTATCAATAAAACTATTTTTTTTTGTTACATGATTGTTTTCAGGAACCTCTTTAATTAATTGTAAATTACTTGAATCATATTTTTTTATATTTTTAATAATATTGTTATTTTGTTTAGTATTTGTAATAATTTTATCAATTGGTACACATTCACGTAGTGTATTTTTTATAATTTTTTTAATATTTTTTTCAATAATATTGTAATTATTTTGTATTTCTAACTGTTTTAAATTATTTTTAAAAAATACAAAAGGATTTTTCCACGCCCATATAGCAACATTTATATAACAGTTATGAATAAAATTTAAAATAGAAGGTACTTCATAACTAAAATTGTCGTCTTCTAAATTTTGTTCAATCAATCTTAATTTAATATATGTATTAATTGTAAAATTATATATTTTTTCCAAATTTTTATACTTACTTTTTGCAAGTAAATTATTATATTCAATTTCTAATATATTATTATCCCATTTTTTTATGTTATTTAAATTATTTTGAAATCCTTTCATACCCAAACCTTGTTTTACCGAATCATCATAATAATTATTTATTTTTTCGGCAATAGATATAGCGATAGAATCTTGAATATATTTGGTATATTCTTTTTTAGTATCTACCAATACTTGCATAATTAGTTAAAATAGTATTAAACTTCTTATATAAATTTTATTCATATATTGGATTAATTTGAATACTTAGTTCATTTGATTTTAATCCAGCCATTATAGAACTATCTAATCTATGCTCGTATGCATTGTCTTGGATAGTTTCTTTAGTTATTGAATCTTTATAAAAGTTATTGGGTTCGCGTTCTTCATAAATTTTGTTAATATGACCGAAATTATTATCATGTACAACATTCTTATCAACTTTCATATTAACATCGGACGCATCAATATTAATATTCATATTTCCTGGGTTTGGAGTATGACCAGAAGCAATCAATATACGCTCACGAGTATCATCTTGAGGAGCTTCATAATATGCTTCCCTTCTTTTAGGTCTGTGATCATATACGGAGGAAACATTACCTCTTGTTTGTGCTTGAACTGTAAATTCTTTATTAGTATTATTAAGTTTAATATCTTTATTAAAGTATCCACCTACAAGTCTATTTAATAAACCTCCAATAAAACCATATTCCGTTTTAGATTTTATAGTTGTTTCTTTAACAGTTGTTTTTGCTACTATATCAGGGTCATAAACATATGTTTTATAAACAGTGGGTCCAATATTTCTAATATTATCAACAATAGGCGTTGTTTCTTTTACAGTTGTTTTCATAACATCTTCGTATTTTGAGTATGACTCTTCTGTTGTGCCTTTTAAATTAAGAATTTGAGCATCATGCACTGTTGTTTCTTTTACTGTTGTTTTAGCATCATCATGCAATGCAGTATATGTCCCATCATTTCCTTTTAAATTGCTGTTTTGAGCATCATGAACTGTGGTTTCTTTTACTGTTGTTTTAGCATCATCATGCAATGCTGTATATGTCCCATCATTTCCTTTTAAGTTACTATTTTGCGCATCGTGAATTGTTGTTTCTTTTACTGTTGTTTTAGTAATATAATTTACAGGGTCGTAAACAGTTGCTTTACTAACATCAGATGATACATTACCTCCTGTTTCCCTGGCTGCATCAATTGTGTATTGTTTTTTGGATAATTTAACACCATCTAAAATTGGGGCTACCAATGCTTTTATTACAGAGGTGGGGTTATTCATTACAGTTTTACATTCGGTAGTTTTTCTTTCATTATCATAAATAAATATAGACTCTTTGTTATAATTATCATTTTCGGAAGCTCCAGGGTTTGTTATTTTAGCATTACCAGCATAATCAATATGTGAATCTTGTTTATGGGTTGCTTTGATATTTTCTTGTGGTCTGTTACTATCTTTTAATATAGCACCTGTTGTTCTAAAAAAATTTTCAGAATTTTGTTCATAAACTCTTTCTGGTTTATTTTTGCTTGGTGGGTTAACAACACCTCTTTGTTGTCCGATTTCCATTTTAGGAGCTTGATAATCAACTGCAAAAGTTTTTTCTTTTTGATAACTACTAGACCTTAATTCATCTTTATTTTTAGGCATTGCATATATATTTGTATTAAAATCATGAAAACCTCCTATACCCCGTGTATCATAACCATTATCTAATCCAGGTCCTACTTTAATTTGGTCAATTGGAAATACATTATTATTTAAATTTAATACAGAACGATTTGCATTATTTCTTAATGTTTCATATGCAAATCCGGAACCATTTACATTTTCAATAACTGAATCTGGTGAAAAAAATGTTTCTTTTGTTTGTTCTTTTTTCCTATGATATAAATTATGCGTTTTTTCATCAGGATCAATTACATAATTCTCTAAATTTGGTTGCGTATTTTTATTATAAAATGGTTCCATATTGTTATGTTTAAATGAACCATTTTCTTTACCAGTTAATGATGCAAAACCATCGTCTAATGATGAGAAAAATTTATCTTGACCTGTATTTGATAATTTACTAAAAAAATTATCATTACTATTTTTTAATTTTTCCCAATTTGATATATCATATTTATCTATTTCCATTATTCTCTAAACAATTTATATATAAAAATCTTAAGTATTATAATATATATAAGAATATTGAAATTAACTAAAATAGTAATGATTTTAATATATAGTAATCAGTGTAAACATTGTAATATTTTATTAGAAACAATTTCAAAACACGACAAAAATAATATCGTTAAAATTATTTCGGTCGAAACACTAAGATTAAGTAACTATAATATAGATCAATTAGTTCATTCTGTACCGGCATTAATAATACCTAGAGAAAATAAAATAGTTAGTGACGAAATATTATATGGAAAACAAGTATTTGACCATTTATTATTACCAAATAGAGGAGCTTTATTTACTCAAGATAATAATACAAGACTTAATAAAGAAACTAAAGATTCGCATGAAAATACTGTATTTAATGATGAAAATAATGAGGAAGGTCCTTTGGCATTTAGTTTAGGAAGTAGTATGTCTGATAAATTTTCTTCTTTAGATGATAATAGTGATAATTTGTTAAAAGATAAAAATTATTCATGGGATTTGTTATCAAATAACGATGATAATATAGAATCTAATCAATTAGATTATGGGTCGTCGGCATTAAATCCTATTTCATCTGTAAATGACAAAAATGACAAAAAATTACCTAGTTTAGAAGAACTAATGTTAAAAAGAAAACAAGATGTAATTTAAATTATATAAAGAATTCAAAAAAACTATATTATAGAGAGTTTAATGAGTAAATTATATATACTTAATCAATATTATATTGATTTAATTAAAAAACTTAAAACAATAGCAAAAAAACATAAAGATAAAAGTCAAACTGCTAAAAAAGTTTTTAATATAATTAAAAATAATTATTTAACATTAGATAAAAATACAGATGAATATATAACTTTTATACAAAAAAATCTAACAAGTGAATTATATGAAACTTATAAAAATATGGTATATGAATCTGATATTATATTTAAAGAAGAAACTACGGAAAAACCAGAAGAAACAGCTGAAAAACAAGAAGAAACTACGGAAACCCCTAAAACTTCTGATGATATTGGCGCATGGTTAACACAAAATGAAAATGTAGAATTATTAGATGGAGTAACAATAAAAGATATTCTAAAAATATTTAGAAATGAATACTTGTGTCATCATTATATTAGCGTTTTCTTTATATTTTCTAGCGAAATAAGTGATGAAATGGCTGAAAAAATCTTAAAAATTTTACAACAAGATAATTATACAGAAAGTGACTTAAATGAAATAGAAGATGATAATTATAAAAAACTTTTATTAAATTTAAATTTAATAAAAAATATTAAAATAAAGAAAAATGTAAACATGAAGATGGGCGGTATGGAAAACACAACGCTTGGAAAACTTGCTAAAGAAATACTTGAAGATGTCGATATTGATAAATTACAAAAATCGATGGATAAAAATGGCGATGTTTTAAAAAGTTTAGGAGACCCAGACAGTGGTTTTGGTGATATAATTTCTAATGTAAGTCAAAAAATGGCTTCTAAATTATCTAGTGGAGAATTAAATCAGCAAAATTTAATGCAAGATGCTATGAAATTTGCTTCGATGATGCCAGGTATGTTTGGAAATGATAATAATGTAGGTTCAAAAAAAAATGCAGGAATGGCAAATATGGGAAATATGATGAATATGTTTTCTGAAATGATGTCAAATTCAAATGGTGATGATATGCCAGATTTAAATACAATTAAAAATATGGCAAAAAATAGCAAAGGTAATAAAACAGGATTTAATGAAGGTGCTTATAAAAAATTAGCTGCTCAAAAAAAATTGCGAAAAAAATTAGCAGATAAAAATAAAAATTAGTTATTATAATATAGAGAAGATAAACATAATATGTTTTGGACATCAGATATAGCACTTTTATTAAAACCTACAATAATACCTAAAAGTTATATGAGTGATGAAGAAAAACTAAATACAGTTATTAGATTAATAATATTTATAAGTATAATTTTTGGATTATTATCTTTAGATAAAAAAATATTAATTAAATCTATATTATTTATTATTATAATATTGTTGGTATCTATTGTAGTTTATAAACACATGGATAAAATTAATATAATAAAGGAGCAATTTTTAAATTCAAATAAATTAGTTATTATTGATAATCAATTATGTAATTTACCAACAAATGAAAATCCATTTATGAATAATAATATATATGATATTAATACAATTAAAAATAAATATAATTCATGTGATTATTCAAATAAATATATTAGAGAAAAAGTAAATACCATGGCTAATAATTCTATTTCTTATGATACAGATGATAATTATAGAGTAAATCCATTAAATTTAATATTTTATACGGTCCCAAATAGTAAATTTCCAAACGACCAAAAAACTTTTGCCGAATGGACATATAAAGATTTTACAACATGTAAATCGGAAGGCGGTGAAGAATGTTATAATAATATATATTCTGATATAAGAGTTAAAAATTAAATTATATAAATATAAAAAAATCTATATAAAATAGACGTATGGCTAATTTTTCACAATCTATAACTTTTTCAAAAGATAATTTTAATTCTTTAAATACTACTAAAAAAATAAATTATAATTATTCTGTTTTATCAGGAGACAAGATATGGTCTACAACTTATAATAATAAAGTTGATGATAACTCAATTAGTGAAAGTTTTAATAAATTATATAAAGATGGTAACAATACTTATGAAAAAATTGGTAATAGTCTAAACAAAAAATCTTGGTTAATAAAGGAATTTTTAAATACAGAACTTGAAAAAGAGTATGATATGCCTTATAATGATACCAATTTTACAAATGTTATTATTGATGCTATAAATAATATCGATAATATCGATAATAGTGATAATAAAATTGTTATGGATAATAACTTAAATACAAATTTAATAAAAAATGATTCTTAATATCAGTTAATTATTAATAATGTCTCAAGATATCCCAAATTCATTTTTATGTCCTATTACTCGTAATATTATGACAAATCCTTACATTGATAATGAAGGTAATTCATATGAATATGATGCTATTTGTAAATGGTTAGAAAGAACAACTACGTCTCCTATTACCAGAAATTATCTAATTAAAGATTATTTAAAACCAAACAGGGCATTACTTGATGCGATTAAATCTGCAAATTTAATTCCAGATGTAAAAGAAACTGAAAATATTATCAATAAATTTCAACCAGAAGACATAACAGTTAATTTAAATTTAAGTAAATATGTTGGGTCAGATAAAACTTATTTTAAATTAGATGTTGTGTCTCATAATGGAAAAAATACAGCACCTGTTGATATTGTAGCAGTAATTGATGTTTCAGGCTCTATGTCTAGTCCTGCTTATATTATGCAGAATGGAGAAAATAAAGATGTAGGATTTACTATTCTAGATATTACAAAACATTCTTTAAAAATGATTTTAGAATCTTTAACCCCATCAGATAGATTATCAATTATTACATTTTCAAATACTGCAAAAGTTCTTTGCGATTTAACCTATATAACTATTTCAAATAAATCCTATTTATCAAAACTAATTGATACGATTAAAACAGAAGGTGCTACAAATATCTGGGACGGTATTAATGAGGGATTAAAACAATTTGAAAAATTTAATGATACACTTGGTAATAGAATTAATACAATTATGTTTTTAACAGATGGCATTCCATCAGAATATTTATTACCACCTAGAGGTATTGTTAATACATTGGAAAGAAAACTCGCAAATCTAAAAGATAACAAAACTATTATACCAACGATTTATACTTATGGGTTTGGTTATTCTTTAGATACGCAATTGCTTGTTGATATTGCAAAACTTGGAAATGGAAATTTCTCATTTATTCCTGATTCGGGATTTGTTGGTACAGTTCTTATTAATTCTTTAGCCTATATTAAAACAACAATTAATAAGAATGTATATTTAAATCTAGATAATACTTGCTCTCATTTTCTTGAAAATGCAAATGACTATGGTCATAATATTATTACAAATAAAAAATTATTAATTAAAACAATCCATTATGGTCATATTTTAAGTTATATTTTCGAAATAGATAATTCTAAATTAAATGAATGTAATAAAATTTTAAATTTTAGAATTGTTTATGATACATTAAATAATGAAAATAGACAACTTATTACTGGTTTTAATAGAGATGATTGCGAATTAATAACACAAAATGAAATTGACTATTTAGTTTATAAAGAAAAATTAATTAATATGTTAAACACAAATAAATATGACACACTTGTTAATAATATTAATGAATATAAAAAACTTTATGGTAATATAGATAATGATATAGTAAAAGATTTTAATGAACAAATTTTACAGGCAATTAACTTAACAAATTATAAACGTTGGGGAGAAAATTACATTAATTCTTTTAGGGAAACTCACAAAGACTGTAGATGTAATAATTTTAAAGATAATAGTATTCAAAATTATGGAGGTAAATTATTTAAAAATATTGTTGAAAACTTAAATGATTTATATGATAATTTACCTGCACCAGTGCCATCAAATAAAGTTTATAATGATTATGGCGCTACGAGAGGTACAAGAGGTACAAGAGGTACTGGCGCTACGAGAGGCACATCAGGAATTAACTTTTCACAATCATTTAATTCTCAAGATAATGGATGTTTTCACGAAAATACCAATATTATAATGCATGATTATAGTATTATTAAAATTAAAAATATCAAAAAAGGGGATAAATTACTTGATATGAATAATAAAGTAAGCACAGTTGTATGTGTTATTAAAATGAAATGCTCTAATAATAAATGTTATTTTACAGAAATTAAAGGATTAAAAGATTCTGTATTAATTACACCCTATCATCCTGTTATTGATATTAAATATCCTAATACTATACTTAAAAGTAATTGTGAATGGATTTTCCCATATACTATTGGTAATACAAGCGTAAAGGAATGCGAATATATTTACAATTTAGTATTAGATACATGTCATAATATTATTGCTGAAAATACTGTATGTGTAACACTTGGTCATAATTTAACATCAAACTTCGTAGTTTCCCACAAATACTTAGGTACTAGTGCGGTAATTAACGATTTATCTAAAATGAATGGATATGAGGAAGGTCTTGTTTATTTAGAAGGCAATTATGTCAAGCGCGATGAAATTACAGGACGCATTATTCAATATAAGCAGTAAATTAAAATCATTTTCTTAATTTTTTTTTAATTATTCTTTAATAGATAAGAATAATAATTTATGACTACTAAAGAAGCTTATAAATATTATATGGATACAAATATAGCGTCAGATACTTGTTGGAAAGATTCAAAAGAACATAATAACAAAGAAATATATGATTATTCTATGTATAACGAATACTCTGTTTATTCTCCAGAAAATACAATATGTTCATTGCCAGAAATGTCATATGATCATACTAACTTAAGAGGAAGATGTGGTTTTGGTTTAGTAGATAATAATTTAGTTGATAATTATTCTGCATTACGCAATGATCCAAAATCATTGACACACGACAAATGTAGTATACAATTATACGAAAGAGTTTTTCAAGCACCACCATTACTAAAAGGCGCCGAAGGTGATTTAGAAAAAGAATTAGAAGTATTAAGTGGTAATGATACAAATCATAACAAATGTAGAAAATCAATTATGGAAAGTGAACAAAGAATTGGATATCCTTTAATAGATTGTTTAAAAGATATACAAAATCCCGATAATATAGTTCCTTCTTGGACAAATGGTGGAGAGGATACTAGATCTTATAAAAATAGAGCGGAATTTAATAAAATTTTTGATAATAAATGTAAAAATTAAATTATTTTTTTATTTTATAACATTAGAGATATGAGTTTTAATAGAACAAAATATGATACATGCAACTATACACAAGACTTACAAGAAAATGTTAATACATTAAGTTATATATTATCTCCCTTAAGACACGAAAATGAAAATAAATGTAGACATCAATTAGGATTTTTAGGTGGTACAAATGTATCCCATATAAAAGGCAATATTGTTGATTTAGAAAGTGAATTAAGAGGTCAAACAAGAATAATATCCAAATGTGGTACAAATTACTATATTCCAACTGATGATAATATTGTTAAAAATGATAAAACCGAACCTATAGATACTAGTTTAAATCATTTAGGTTCTTGCCAATCTATTAGTTATAAGGCCATTCCATTACCTCCTAAAATGGAAATTAATAAATAAATTATTCTAATTTTTTTATATTATTTTATTAGAGACTAAATAATATGAGTATTAATGTACAATCAACAGATACCCGTTTAAATTATGATGAATGTTCTTATGAAGAAAAACTTAAAAGAGCTGTTGGTCCTGGACTATATAACCTAAATGTACCAGTCGTTGATGCAAATAATAAAGGAGATTATTTACCAAATGACCCATCAGTAAGATTTCAAAATTATAGTCGTAGTTTATGCTCGATGAATACTGCTGTTGACGATTCTAGTGAATTATTGGGACTTAATTATAAAAATTCTAAATGTAATACTGAAAATTATTTGCCTAATTCTTATAAAAAAACTAGTGGTTGTGATATTACAAAAGAATCTGATAGAACTTTTTTTACACCACAAGAATCGACAAGATTATCTAATCCAACTGGAACATTAAAAGAAACAGGAATTAACAGATGGCAATGGTTACATAATAATCCTCAAGATTTTGCATTAGAATGTTTTGACAGAATACCTACAAATTATAGAATGGTTGCTAAAGATAATCATGTTCCTTTAATTGAATTTCCAAAAGATGAATCTGAATTACATCCCGATAAGAAAAATAATTCTATTAATCCTTCTGATAATATTCATAATTGGGCTAAAGGATTGGCAACACATAGATATGCTCCTGGAAATCCAGATGGAGTAATTAATTATCAAATGGCATGTGATACTAAAGAAGCTTAAAAAAATAAATAGAATAATTAATTATGATAAATTTTTATAATAATATTGAAAATACTAATATAGATTGTTTTTTATATACTCCTATTAAAAAAGAGCATTTACATACTTTTAGTAAAAATGATGATATGTTATTTTTTACTTTAAATTCTAGTAATTTTTATAAAAGTTTAATAGAGTGTATAAATGTTGGAATAATTGTAAAAATCACTGATTGGGACAATAATATACTTAAAAAAGAATTTAAAGTTTCAATTAAACTTAAAAATATACCAAATTTTATAGATTATATATGTTATTTTGAATATGAAGACAATTTTTTAAATTATTTAGAAACTATTGAGAATATTAATAATTATACATTAAAAGATAGCTATGTTAATAAAACAACAGATGAAAAATCAATAATACTGATGAAAAATTATGATTTACTAAATATACTAAATATAGATATAAAAGAAAAAGATAATATTTATGAACAATTAATATTAGCATTATATTCTGCTTATAAAAGTCATAACATTTATTTTAATTTTTTAAATAAAAATTTTATTTATTTAATTAATAATAATAATAAACAATGTAAGTATATCATAAATAATAATAGTTACGTGTTGTATAAAAACAAATATTTAGTTTTAATTTGTGATATTTCAAACTATTTAGTAGATAATAATAACGTTATAAATATAGATTTAAATATTATTATGATTATAAATAGTCTTAATTTATTTAATAATAAAATATCAAATAAATTTTATTATTTAGTTAAAAATAAACATAAGATTTTTTAATAAAAAAATGATATTTTAAATTACTTTACAAATTATATTTATTATGTCATTTATTACACAACCTATTAGGAAAGATGGTTTTGGTGCACAATATCAAACACTAATTAATACAATATTATATTGTAAAAAAAATAATAAAACATTTGTATATACCCCTATTAAAAATATGGAACATAATTATGATAATGATGAAAACTTTTTAAATAATATTGAGGAATTAATGAATATTAAAACATATCCTTCAATTAATACTATTAACGAACATGTTATTAGAGCAGATATTGGCCCATTAATTTACTATTTTGATAAAAATATTGAAAATTTTACATTAGAACTTAAAGAACTTAAAGAAAACTTTTGGAAAAATAAGGATAAAAATTGCTTTAAAAATAATATATTTAATATTGCCGTTCATGTGCGAAGACAAAATCCACATGATGATGATGGATGGGAACAACGCAAAGACCTTATTCCTTCTGATAAATATTATTTAGAAAAAATTAGAATAATTAGAGAAAAATATAAAAAAGATAAAATATTACAATTTCATATATATTCACAAGGTGACATATCGAATTTTGATAATTATAAAGCAGATGATACAATTCTTAAAATAAATATGAATTTATTTGATACATTTAAGGAAATGGTTTCAGCAAATGCTCTAATTATCACAAAAAGTTCTTTTAGTTACATTGCTGGTGTATTATCAGACGGAGATGTATACTATGAACCTTTTTGGCACCCGCCTATGAAACATTGGCACCAAATAATTATATAAATAAAATTTAATATTATAATAAGAATATAAAATGAATAAATTATATCTATTACTATTATTTATTTCTAGCATCAATGGATTTATGATTTATGCTACAAAAAATTTTAAATTAACTAGAACAACTGAAGATAACACTCATTGGAATAACATTTTTAACAAAATGAAAAATAACGTTTATTATACTAAATGTTATAAATGGAAATTATATAAAAATAGATTTTTACTCCAGCGTAATTATAATAAAGTGGATACATATGTTTATAATAGTAATATTATAAACATATCAAATAAAATATACAATATCAATAATAATACAAACATTTTTTTAATTGATAATGATGTAAAATTATATGTTAATAAAACTGTTAAAAATGATATTAATGTATGTATATATCACCCGTACAATCAGGAATGTATGTTAAGTATTAATGTTAGATATAATAGTTTATCTAATAAATTGGATAATATTATTTATAAAACCAAAAGTATAGAAAATAATAATTATTACTGGGATAATAATTACAAAATAAATTTAAAAAATGCAAGCAATGATGATGCGAAATTTAAGTTTGGAAAAAATATTAATTTAAAATATCCATTAGAACTTAAAAAAGTATTAAACACTGACAGTATTTATAATAAACAATTTCCTTATTTATATGAAAATAATAATAATTATAGCGAATATTATTACTTAGAAATGCCTCATAATATTAAGTTATATGCTCCTATTTATAATAATAAACATATTAATTTGAAATGGTCTTTTAAAAATGAATTTAAAAATAATATTTTAGATTTAAGATATAATAATAATGGATCTTTAAACAATATTAATTTATTTATGTATAATAAATAAGTATGCCTAGAGGAAAAAAAGGGGGTAACAATCCTTTTGATAATTTACTAAATCAACAACAAAACGTTCAAAATCCACAACAAAACGTTCAAAATCCACAACAAAACGTTGAAAATCCACAACAAAACGTTCAAAATCCACAACAAAATGTTGAAAATGTGCAAAATCCACAACAAAAAGTGCAAAATCGTTCTAAAAAAAATAATGAAAATGTGGGAAATACTAAAAATGCTAAATCTCCTGCAAAAAATAATGTAAATAATGGTAATAAAAGTGATGATAAATTAATTGCAAAAAAAATAGGCACAGCAGGATCTGTTTTTTTAAAAGTAAAATTAGAAAATGGTGTTCAAATTTCTACTTCCCCAGGGTCGATGTTATATTTAAAAGGCGATGTTGATAAAGGTATAGCTGAATATGGAAGTTTTAAAACTGGCATTGTAAGACTTTTTGGTGGAGAAGATTTCTTTTTAACAAAATATAGTGGGTTGGAAAAGGGAGGTGAGATTGCTCTTGGGTCTGATATTCCCGGAGATATAATAGAAATACCACTTAAAGAAAATACTGAATGGTATTTTTCAAGAGGTTCATATTTATGTAGTACACCAAATATTATAATAGAATCTGTTATGAAAACACAGGGTTTATTTGGAATAATTGGGTCAAGCGAAGGTGGAATAATGCCTACTATTAAAACTACTGATGGTAAACCAGGAAGATTTTGGTTATCTGCATACGGAAGTTTTGAAAAAATAGAATTGGGTGTTGGTGAGAAAATAATAATAGATAATGGATATTTTTTAGCATGTGAAAAAAAAATGAATTATGCAATTGAAAAATTAGGCAAAACATTATTTAGTTCATTTTTAGGTGGCGAAGGTTTTGGTATGTTATTTGTAGGACCTGGTACAATATATACACAATCAAAAAATGTTGCAAATTTAGCGTATACACTTAGTGTTTATATGCCAAGAAATTAAATTATATTTAAAATAATAAATATATTAATATATAATGAAAATAAAAAAAAATTTACATGTTTTATTATCAAATGAAAAAGAAAAGTTAAAAGAGTTAGATGAAACAAATTATAAAAATTTTACAATATGTGAAAAATGTAGAACAAATTTTTTAGGAAAATACGACATAAAAGGTAATGCTATTACATGGAGAAAAATAAGTATTGATAATTGTTTATGCTTATAATTTTTTTTTAGGTTTCTTAGTTTCTTTTTTAGGTTTCTTAGTTTCCTTTTTAGGTTTTTTAGTTTCCTTTTTAGGTTTCTTAGTTTCCTTTTTAGGTTTCTTAGTTTCCTTTTTAGGTTTTTTAGTTTTTTTTTTAATATATTTTCCTCCAGATTGTGAAAAATTTGTTAACACGGGTAATCTGTCATTGGCTAATACGGTAATCTCTTGTTTATCTAGTGTAATACCACTTCTTGTAAACATATCAGCTGGTAAACCATACTCTTCTGGCTTTTCGACCATTGCTTTACATAATTGCATATTTGGAAGTGCATTCGGTTGTGTTTGAAAAAAACCACCTACTTTTTTTTTCATTCTAATATTTATTAAGAAAGTAAAAATAATTTATAAAGATATTAAACAACAAAGTCATACACAGTTGGTTGGTAATGTTGATAATACCATAGTTGCTGTTGTCTAACTGTATTATCTGGTTGAGGAGTACCTTGAGGTGTTTGCATTGTATCAACTGGTTGCATATAATATGGCATGACAGGATACATATATTGAGTTCCACTATTTTGGTGTTGTGTGTGACTATAAGATTGAATTGCAGACGCCATTCCATTAACAGTATTATAATAATGTTGAGCATCTACAGTATTTTTATCGGTATCATATAAAGGGGATACAATATATGAAGGCCATTGGGAATTTTGATTAAATACTGGTGTCATCATAAGTGTGGGTAGTTTGGAAGTAGTTTTAATTTCGGTGTCAGATGTAGCAACAGACTTAGTATCGAGTTGTTTAGTATCGGATTGTTTAGAATTTGAGAACATTTTTATTTATATATATAAAATAATTCTTATATTATTTTTTTGCCTTTTTATTTTTTATTTTTAATTTTTTTAATACTTTGTCCATTTTTTTTAATTCTTTATCTATTTTTTTATATTCATTTGATGTATTTTTCAATTCTTTTTTCTTTTCGGATTTATTTAGTTTTTCTTTATTAATATTTTTAATTGTTTTATCTATTTTATCTTTTAATACTTTATTTTTTTTGGTTTTATATATTTTACCTAATTCTTTTTTTTTATTATCTAATTCTTTTAATTTATTATCTATTTTTTTTATTTTTTCTTTAATTAATTCTTTTTTTTTTAATATTTTTAAAGCATTTCGTGAAATTTTTTTTATCTCTTTTTCTAATTCCTTATTTTTTTTACCACCTGCTGATTGACCTCCTTGAACTTTTTGATAAAGTTTTTTAACATATTCTTGAAAAGCGCCGTTTTCACTTAATTTATCTAAAGAAAGTATCCAAACTGAAAACGCATGCATAGTAGTACCATCAGGACCGTGAGGGGAGGAGAGAGATTTATTTCGAATTTCTATAAAATTGTTTAATAGACCTTTAATTTGTATTTTTAATTGGGCGCCTTCCTGATTACCTTCTGTTTCTATACTATTATTAATTTCTTCTAATAAATTATACAATTCATTAATTTTCCTAATTTGTACTGGTATTGCGGTCATTAAAAAATCAAAAGTACCTGTTTTTAGATATTTACTAAATAGCACTGTTAAACGGAAAATAGGTGAATAAATTAAACTAAATATAAAATCTACCGATAGTGGTGTTCCCTTCATGGTGCTGACATACATTCCTGGATGAACTTGTGCTTGCTCGTGGAAGGGTTTATTCTTTAAAATGTCAAATAATAATATTGTTAATTTAGGGCTATCTTTCATGGGATGTCGAAAAATCGTGGGAGCTTCTATCCATCCAGCCCCCTGCACGTGCAGCGCTTCTGCGCCAAAAAAAATATTTGTTAGTTCTAGTAAATTAACAAACGCTACTATAACTTCTTGACTAACATTTGCTGATTCAATTGCTTTTTTTAATGTATCTATATCTAAATGAATAGTACCTTCCTCCCACTGAAGTTCTCCTGTATCTTCATTCACAATCACACCGACCAATAAATGTTTAATAAAACATTCTAATATAGATAATAATAAAGCAAGGTCTTTTATGTTTTCTCTTTGTAATATTTTTTGTGTATGTGTCTCTTTATATTGTATATTAAATATTGTTAAATAAAAAAACATAGATACTTTTAAAGATTGACCTATCTTACTATTATCAGCGGCACTCGGGGGTAGAGGTAAAAAATTTACACACCAAGACCAAGGCACACCGTCATTAAAAACTTGAAATTTATTTTTTATTAAATCATATTTACCCATATCATCTGTTAGATGTTTATAATTTACTTCTAAATCTGATTCCCAAGTTTGCGGAAAAGGATATTTTCTTGTAATCCCCTCTTCTTCCAAAATCTTAGAAAACGCATTAAACTTCCCAAGTTCTTCTTGGATTTTTATCTTCTTATTTCTCTCTATCTGCTTCGCTTCCAAGGCTGCCAACAACGATGCTACTCTAGTACTGGGTTCTCTCCTTGAAGGACTTGCAAAATTTATCTCACTGTTTTTCCTCTTCTCACCTCTTCCTGCGGGACTGTCACTCATTATATTAAATGTTAATTCTATTAAATAAATAGATAAAAATAAAAATAAAAAATGATATAAAATTTTAAGTCTATGATTATTATAGACACAAATAATAGTTCCCAATATGCAAAATACCAATAATTCCAATACCACTAACCAAATTATTACTTTAAATGATATTATTTCAGAAACTTATAACGATTATAATAATAATATGAGCAGTGATAAGGAATATTCAAAATCTTTAATCAATGTTCTTAAAAAACTAAATTATTGGCCCGCTTTACAAGTTAAAAAATTTAAAGGTGCTAAAAATCAGGTTTTACTCCATAATACTTACATTCGTGAAGATATTAATGATTTTAAACAATTATACGAACAATGTAGAAGTGTAATTCTGGATTTTGAAGCACCTGAAAAAAATAAGAATATCGTTGTATCTTATTCTAATAGTATCCCAGTTAGAATCAATAAAGAAGATTATACTTATAATACTGGCGATGAATATTACGAGGCATACGATGGAACAACCATTACTTGTTATTATTATAATAATAAATGGCATTTCGGAACAACAAGTTGTCCAGATATTAATAGTTCATGGTATTCTCATCCAACAAAAACACATGGAAAAATGTTTGATGAAATTCTGTGTAAAATAATGAAATATAATGACGAAACAACTGTAAGAAATAAATTTTGTGAACTATTAGATGTAAATCAATCATATGTATTTATTTTAATTCATTATGAAAATATTCATATTATTGATTATACTAATATTTTAGGAAGTAATTACATGGAACTCGTACATGTTGATTGCAGAAATATTACTTCATATGAAGATGTTAGTTTAGCTAACTTTCCACTTTCTAATTATGGAGTCACATATCCTAAAAAATTTAATCATTATGATGAAGCTAATAATTATATTAATATTCCAGAAAATAATACATATGGTTATATTATTAAAAGAAAGTCTGATAACAATTGTTATTTAGCAAAAATATCACCAAGTGATGTAAAATATAGAGAAGAAACTGACCCATGTAATCCAAACCCTTGGTATAACATTCTTTCTACATATATGAAAAATAGAGTAGATTATCATATTAATGATTATATTCGCGATTATAATCCAAGTATTGAAAAACTATATGACACTAATGGAAAGGAAAATGACCCAACTTATCTAATTCATACTTCTATTTGTACAATTAAAGATGTTTTATTTAAATTATATACAGCGACTACTACATATAATAGTAAAAAAAATGCATTTAAAATGAATAAAACAATTGATAAAGACTTTTCTCCTCTTATTAGATTTCATTTAGCAAAACTTAGAAGACGCCAAATTACCGTATATACAGGTATTCAACTTTCTGCTAGAGATGTTTATTACTACCTATGTCATTGTCTAAGACCAAATGATTTAAAACAAATTATTAGTCTATTAACAAGTACAAGTGGATATGATATTAATGAAAGGTCATTAATGTGTCTCGTAACTCTTAATAACCTTTTAAATTAATCTATTAAATTATTTTTATATTATAGTAAAATTAATATTTACACTAATAAATCATAATATAATTTCATAATTGCTTCTAACTGTTTAATAATAATATCTAAATTAACGTTATCTAAACAAGTATTAATTTTTTCACATTCCATATTATCAAGTATATCTTTTTGTTCTTTTGTTAAACTTAAATTTCTACCTGGGAACCTACTAAAACTATTAAATTGTTTATACCATCCTTTATATTCAAAAATACAATCATAATATTGTATTGTTAATACATCAATATAATTTTCTTTTTGACGACAACAATATTTGTCATAATATGTTTTAATTTCATTTTCATACATATCAATTTCATTATAATTACATTTTAATACATTACACAATAGTTTTTGTCTTTCATTATATAAATCATAAATATTTTTAATATTTTTATATTTATCTTTTAAGTATCTGATTTCTCTCGCTAAATAATTAATATTATTAAAATTATTAATAACTAAGTTTATATAATCATCTATTGATATATAAGTACAATCATTAACATAGTGACTTGTGCTTCCGCATTTATAACATTCATTATTAGAAGTTCTTAATTCATTTTTAAGAAATTTAATAGTTTCATTATTTAATATTTCTTGATTATATGAACCTCCTCTTACATTTTCAATTCCATAAATAGCCATATATTCTTTAACATATCTATCTTCGTCAAATGGTGAACTATTTTCTATTTGTTTAATAATGGACAATGGTTTGTATTTTTTAGTCCAGAAAGAACCTACTCCATCAATATGTTCTTGATATCTTTCATTTGCAGTTTTATTTGTTTTTCCAACATAGTATTTATTATCACTAAGTTTTAAAATATAAATTGTAGTCGTCATAGTTATTAATTATAATATATAAATAACTCATATCATATTTACATATTACATAATAATTATGGATAAATTGACAAATCATTTAAATATTGTTATGACAAAAGTATTAGAATTACAGAATACAGTTGATATAATTAGGAAGGAGAATTTGGAAT